CCCTAAGGGACCCCCCGTGCTTGTGCCCTGCAAGTGCCCGGAGAGTTTAACTCTCCGCCTCCCCGTCCCAGGGCTTAGTACGGACGCTTCCAGGTGTCCGTATTCGGTCGCAAGACGGAAAGGGTGTAGGAATTTCCATGGTAATGGTCAGCAGTGAGCGTTCCACTATTGGTTTGGGTTACACCGGGGTTCTCCCTGGTGCATACTTTTCCAACTATGGCTCGCTTCACACTATCCCCGACTGGATAACCTATCCACAGGGGGGTAGTAACATGCTGGACATGCCGATGCAACGGACTACCAGTTGGAGAACTGGTAGGGGTTTACCGACCGTGGATACGATTGAGGCAGACACTGAAACCCCCTCTACGGAGGCAGGCGTCTTCCAATACTTAAGTCAGCTTGACGCTGACGAGAGTTTCAATCCTTCACGGCCTTGGGATACCGGTCATCCTTTTTCTACGAGCTTTCAGTATTTCTATGGGATTTCTGTCCCATCAGTAAATCTGTACTCGCAGTTTTTGAATGTTCACTATTCGGGGCCTCTCATCCCCGGTTCAAATAGTGACCACCATAGTGGCTATTGGCCTGCCGATACTCTTCCTGAGTCTCGGTATGGTCCAGCAGCCATTGCGGCGACCGCTCCTGTAAACCCAGCTAGCACGTTTGGTCAAGGTTTCTATGAAACCTTGCTCGACGGACTGCCTGAGTTGGGTAACTTGGCAGAAATTTGGGTAGATAAGGCCGCTGACTTCCGTGCTTTAGCGGGGTCTAAGTACTTATCACTTGAGTTTGACTGGCTCCCTTTTATTGGGGATATCCAGTCTACCGTCGGAGCACTGAGCCATGCTTCAAGCATAATTGCTCAGTACCAGCGTGACTCCGGACGTATCGTCCGGAGGAACTTCCGTTTTCCAGTGCAGCATTCTGTGCTTGAGCACAAAGTCTCCTCTGGAGGCTTTGTGAGAGCACCTAATGTTTTCTTCGGATACGAGTGGGGGAGTGGAGATTCCACCACCTCCGTTTGTGGCACTGGTACATCAACAGTTGACCTCACTACGAGTGTATCGCAAGTGTGGTTCAAAGGTGCGTTCTCATATTTCCTTCAGGCGGGGAGTGATCCCCTCTCGAAGATGAGTTCGTATGTCTCGAAAGCGCAACATCTCTCTGGATTGGAGATGACGCCCGAGCTCCTTTGGCAACTGGCTCCATGGAGTTGGCTAGTCGACTGGAAGACTCAAATCGGCAATTCTATCAAGAATGCGTCGAACTTCCAGCAAGACGGCCTTGTGATCCGTTGGGGGTATCTAATGCAGGAAACTGCATCTGAACACACCATAACGGCATACAACATCCCGACTTTTGGGTTTGGGGCGACTACGTCGAACCCAGTGTTGTATGACCCTGCTATCACTTATGTCAATATTGACAGACAGCGTGTGCAGGCATCACCCTACGGCTTTGGGGTGGATCCCGGGGGGTTTAATCCCTTCCAATGGTCCATCCTTGGGGCGCTCGGAATTACTCGTGCGCCTGGGATTTTGCATTGACTAACCATCGATGCTTTATCCTCGTGCTTGATCTCACCGTCCGGTGGGAGGGCACGACCGTGTGACTAACCGGTCATGCGGAACCCTTAAGACAAGGACAGTGCTATGGCATTTGGTGATCCACAGTCAGTTACTATCGTGGGCGGCTCTGTTTCGCTTCCGCGAACTGCTTCCGGTGAAAACACTGGCGCTTTCACAAGCGCTGATGGCTACACCGGTTTGCAGGTGTCCTCTGCTTACAAAGCGAGGACGCGCAGGACCGTCCGCCTCAACCTTGCAAAGGTTGCGGCTGACCCCTTCGACGGTTCGATCAACGCCAAGTATAGCATGAGTGCTTACTTGGTTGTTGACGTTCCTGTCGTCGGCTACACGATCGCGGACCAGGTGACTAACGTCGCCGGTTTGTGTACTTGGCTAACTGCCTCCACGAACGCGAAGCTCACCCAGTTTATGGGTGGGGAAAACTGACGTTGGCTAGGTTGGTTGCCTAGCTACGCCTCTTGCGGGATCCCAGCTGTCATGGCTAAGGACGCTTAAACTCTCTGTTAGGAGGGCAGGCGTGAAAAGCCTGATGCTGTTCTTGCAGGTACTCCTCGAAGATCTCGGGGAGTGGTGTGGCACAAGCACAACGAGAGACTTTGAAACCGTCTCTCGTCGAGTTAAACACGAAGGGTTGTCGTTTTTAACGATTACTCTACCTGACTTTGGAAAGGACTTCGAAAGAAGTCTTGACCTTGGCCGGGTAACCCACGACTTGTTTACCGGTTTTCGGTTCACAGGCGGTCTCCCCTCATTTCTGAGAGGTTTCCTTGGGCTCGTGTTTGATTCAAAGTCAGGTTATCTCCTTGATAACCCGTCTACCGTAGCTATTTTTGCTGTACGACAGATTTCTTTGTTGTATGGTAAGATCTTGCTTCCGTGCAGCGAAAGCCGCATTAGCAAGGCGATGGATGGGTTTATTGAGTGTGAACGGAATATTCACACCATTGATGCCCTTTTACAGGACATTGATGGTAGATCCATATCTCCCCTTCCTGATTCTTTATTGGATCAGTTTGAGAGGATTGGGTCTCTACTTTGGCGCGATATCTTTACCGAAGTAGACCGTGAGGTCTATAACGGCGATATCGTGCCAGGGCATGGTCCGGGTCAAACAGCTGAGAAACTTAGCGCAAATGCTAAGTGGAACCAGTCTGAATGGACGGATAGATTAGAGGATTCTGGTTTCTCCTATTTGGAGTTCCTTTCTTCTAGTTTCAGCCTTGGCTTGTCCAGGCTGCAAAAGGTGGTGTTCCGTGAACCCGACGCCGAGCGGCCCGTTAGGGTCGTTCCGGTGCCTAAAACGCTAAAAACTCCAAGAATCATTGCCATCGAGCCTGCCTGCATGACTTATGTGCAGCAGGGGCTGATGGTTTCGATTAAGAATCAACTGGAGGTTGACCCCTTCGGCCAGTTCGTCGACTATAGTTCGCAAGTGCCTAATCAGCGTCTTGCGCTCTACGGGTCGTCTTCGGGCGACTTGGCAACACTCGATCT